CCGGGTTAGGAAGCGTATTTGGCGGCACACGGCCCGCGGAACAGCCCGCTCAGACACGTCAGATGATCCCAAACATCATGCAGCAAGCGCCACAGACCGAAGAAGAGGCTCGTGGTATCGAGTTTTATCGCCAATACGCCGCGTATGGAGAGCCTCAAGAGGATCAGCGCAACCAGTCTTTGGCGTCTTCGCCAAGCACCTGACCGGCAATATCAATCTTGTTCCGCAGCGCCTCTAAGATGCGCTCATCAATCGTGTCCGGAGACACCAAGTCGATGTAGGTCACTTTATGGCCCTGACCGATTCGGTGCGCACGGTCTTCTGACTGCAAGCGGATTTCCAAGTCGTAACTGTTGGAAAAGTAAATGACGGTGTTGGCCGCCGTTAGCGTGATGCCGTAACCGCCTGTTTTGGGCTGTCCTATAAAAAAGCGCAGCGGATCACGGGTGTTTTGGAACCGGTTAACGATTTCCTGACGCTCGTCTTGCGGGGTTGCCCCGTAATAGGTCGCCACGCTGTTTTCACCATATAGCTTGGCAATCTCGCGTTCGATCATCTTGATGTCGTGGGAGTAGGTGGCCCAGATAATGGCTTTGCCGTTGACCTCTTCAATTAGACCCAGCAGCTCGTCCAGACGGTTGTTCTTGATTGTCAGGATTTCTTCGTCATCCGGTGCGAGGTGGCCACAACAAATTTGCTGCAAACGCATGATCTGCGTCAGGACGCTGGCGGTCGTTGCCAACTCGCCGCTTTCCATCTTGGCCAAAGCTAACTTTTTCATCTGTATATACAGACGTTCTTGTTCCTTGGTGAGCGGAACCTCGCGGCGTATATACACCTTGGGCGGCAAGTCCAGACAGTCTTCCTTCAAGACGCGGTTGCTGAAGCTGTCCAGCTTCTCCGACAGCTCGTCCAGACGGCGGTATCCCACAATCTGTTGAAAGCTACGGTGCCCCATAGTGCGTTTCTGCACGTTGGCGTAGCGGGCTTGGAAAGCAAAGTAGCTGTTAAACCCGAGACACTTTTCGTTAAGTAAGTCGCACTGGCTAAACAGGTCCATCGGTGACTTGGTGATAGGCGATCCAGTCAGAATGCGACGATACTTCGCTCGGTCGCGCAACTTCACGATGTTTTTAGTACGCTGCGCCTTGCGGTTTTTGATGGTCGTGCTTTCGTCGACGATAATCATGTTGTCTGGGTTTTGGAACAAAAACGCTTCTGCGGCCTCTGTCCCACGCGGCGTGGAGAACGCCTCGACGTTCATCACAAAAATCTTCAGGTACTTTTCCTTCGACGTAATCATGTCGATCAATTCTTCTTCAAACCGCTTAGTACGGACAGGGGTCCAGCGCAACACGCGACGGTCAATGCGATCTGGCAAATGCACCGGTATCTCGCCCTTGACCCAGTTGTCGTAGACCCCCTTGGGCGCAACAATAAGCGCGGAGTTGATCTTCCCCATCTCATATAAGATGGCCATGTTGTCTACGGCGACCTTCGACTTGCCCGTCCCCATCTCCATGAACAGCGCGTAATATTCCGCGGCCCACGAGTCAGACAACGCTCTGCGCTGATGGTCATACGGCGTGGTCTTAAACTCAAATCCGTGCATTTTTATCCCCGTTGAAAATACTGCTTGACAAGACACGAGTATAAGATATTATCTACATTTGTCAAGGCCCGAAAGGTGCCTTTAACCACGAAAGGAGACAGACGATGAGTGATGAACTCGCAAAAATGATGGAGCAGGATTTCGAAAACACGCTTGTAACATCGGTCGAAAAACTAGACCAACAAGGGCTCACTTCGGTGGCTGCGTTGGCCCGCCAAATCCGAGACAAAGAAGACCGTATTAAATCTTTAGAGGAAACTCTCAAAGATGAGAAGAAGTCTCTTCTGAAGCTCACGGATGAAGATATGCCAGCCATGCTTGCAGAGATTGGCATTTCTTCGTTTAGCCTCGACGACGGTTCACAAGTCGAAGTTAAACAAACTTACGGGGCTTCAATCCTCGTAAATAACCGTCCTCAAGCCTACGAGTGGCTTCGAGACCATGGGTACGATGACATTATCAAGAATACAGTCTTGTGCCAGTTTGGACGAGGAGAGGACGATCTCGCAAGCTCGTTTGCGGCGTTCGCGCAGCAACAAGGGTACGTTCCCGAGCAAAAGACAGAAATTCATCCGCAGACGCTACGCGCTTTCGTCAAGGAACGCGTCGAAGAAGGGGAAGACTTTCCTATGGAGCTTTTCGGAGCGTGGGTTGGTCAACGTGCAGTCATCAAGAAAGGTAAATAATCATGGCCGATACTAAAGCAGTAGCTACTAAGCAAAACACCGCAATCACGGAATTCGATCCATCTATGTTTGAAGCCGACGCAGGCCGTGGCATGGAGAACATGGGACAGGAGGACATGGCTCTTCCGTTCCTGAAAGTTCTGTCAGGTAATGACCCGGTGTTGGACGAAAACGAAGAGGCTCGTAAGGGCGACATTTATAACACCGTGACTGGTGAAATCGTCAAAGGTAAAACAGGCATTCGGGTTGTCCCATGTGCCTACCAGCGTCGGTTTATTCAGTGGGCTCCGCGTGGCAGCGGAAGCGGTGCGCCCGTGGCAATTTACGAGCCACAAGATCAGCGTCCCAAGACGGAGCGTTCACCCGAAGACAACAAAGAATATGTTGTTGGAGGAGATGGCGACTACATCGAGGAAACGCACCAGCACTTTGTGATTATCATCAAAGAAGATGGGTCGGCGGAAACCGCGCTGATTGCTATGAAGTCTACGCAGCTCAAAAAGTCGCGTAAATGGAATAGCATGATGGCTTCCCGCCAGATGCAGGGTAAGAACGGCCCGTTCACCCCGCCTCGCTTCTCGCATATCTACCACCTCAAGACCATTGGTGAAGAAAACTCCAAAGGCTCTTGGCATGGCTGGGAGATGTCGCTGGACGGCCCCATCACAGAAGCATCTTTGTACACCCGTGCAAAGGGGTTTGCTGACAGCATCACGGCTGGAGATGTTGTTGTTAAACATACGGACGACGATACCGTAGGCGGCGACACACCGTTTTAATCGTCAGTGCGCCGGGGCTGTGCATCAGCTCCGGCGTTTTTTTCCGTAGGGGGCAACAATGTCGTTAGAAAAATTTGCATCAATCTTTGATGGTTTGAAGGAAGCCTATGGTTACTTCAAGATAGAGAACACTGGAGCCAACGGTAAGGCTAAAGGTAAAGCGGGCGTGTTACGCGAACCGCGCACCACGAAACTGTGGGAAAACCATTTATCGGGCAAAGGGAATGGTCTTGGCATCATTCCAATCAACGAAGACAACATGTGCAAGTGGGGCTGTATCGACATCGATCAGTATCCACTCGATCACAAACTACTTATCGAAAAAATCCGGCGCATGAAATTGCCGCTGGTCGTCTGCCGTTCTAAGTCCGGCGGGGCGCATTGCTTCCTGTTTTCGAAGGAGTGGGTCGAAGCGAAGGACATGCAGAAGAGCCTGCAAAATATGTCCGCGGCCCTCGGATATGGAGAGAGCGAGATATTTCCAAAGCAAGTCAAATTGCACTTAGATCGTGGCGATGTGGGTAACTTTCTCAATTTGCCATACTATGACCACGAAAATGGTCTGCGTTACGCTTTCCTTGACGACGGTACTTCGGCGTCAATAGAAGAATTTTTCACCCTGTACGATAAATATGCCCAGACCCCAGAAGAAGTTGTTAAGCTTCAAGTAATAGGCAGCGGCGAAACCGACCTGCTCAAGGATGGCCCGCCGTGCTTACAGATACTTTGTAAGATGGGCATCAGCGAAGGGGGCCGCAATAATGGGTTATTCAACATCGGCGTTTATTTACGAAAAGCGTATCCAGATAGTTGGGAATCCGAAATTCTTAAATACAACATGGAGTACCTTTCTCCGCCGCTTCCACTCCCGGAGGTCAACATAGTTGCAAAGCAGGTCCAGCGAAAAGACTACGCTTTCAAATGTAACGACGCACCAATCAACGCGCACTGCAACAAAGAACTTTGCCGAACCCGTAAACACGGCGTCGGAGCGGCTGTCTCCGGGGCTACCATTGCCAATCTGCGCAAATATAACTCAACACCCCCGGTTTGGTTTATGGACGTTAACGGCGAGCCTCTGGAGCTTGATACAGACGCCCTGATGAACCAGATGACGTTCCAGCGGGCTTGCATGGAGCAGCTCAACTTTATGCCGCGCTCCGTAGCCAAGCAGCAATGGGAAAGCCGCATCAGCACCTTGATGACTGAAATGCGTGACAACGAAAGCGCCATCATCGAAGTGGCGCAGGATGCCAGTATCAGCGGTCAGTTCTACGATTACCTCGAAGAGTTCTGCCGCCACCTACAGCAAGCACAAGACAAAGAAGAAATCTTGCTCCGCCGCCCTTGGACCGATGAAGATGAGGGTTGGACATATTTTCGCCTCAAAGATTTTGAAGCGTTCCTGCGTAAGAACAAGTTCTTTGAATACAAGTCACATCGGATTGCCCAGCGTCTGCGGGACATCAGTGGCGAGAGCGTCGTGCTGAAGATTAAAGGAAGAGCGGTGCGTGTTTGGAAGATACCGGCTTTTGATAACGCCGACATCGAAATCAAACCTCCGAAGTTTGGCGCAGAGGAGGCTCCGTTTTGACAAAGGATAAGTTTGCCAAGCGTAACCAAGAGATTTTTAAGCTTTGGTTTGATAAACGTATGACGTTCACTGCCATTGGGCAGCGATACAACCTAAGTAGGGAGCGTATCCGTCAGATAGTAAGACAGGTGGAGGCGGAAAATGTTTAGGATATTTGGTCCTCCGGGCACAGGTAAGACAACAACCCTGCTTAACATGGTTGACGACGCCCTCGAAAGTGGGGTGCATCCACATCGTATTGCGTTTCTTGCGTTCACCCGTAAGGCCGCAAACGAAGCAAAAGAGCGGGCAGCCGCTCGCTTCGGCTTGGACCCGAAAAAAGACCTAATCTACTTCCGAACACTGCACTCGCTGGCGCTAACTGCTACCGATATTAGGCCCGAGCAAGTTATGCAGCCGCTACATTACAAAGAACTGGGGAACGCCATCGGCGTAAGTCTAGTTGGCGCAAAACACGACCAGTTTGAGGACGTCCCCTCAATGACCGCGGCCAACGATCCTGTGCTTGGTCTGATTAACTTGGCGCGTCTGCGCAAGGTGCCGCTGCGCGACCAGTACAACGAGAGCAACATCGACCAAGATTGGAATACTGTCAGCTACGTCGACAAGTGCCTGCGGGAATACAAAGATAAGATGGGCCTTTATGACTTCACCGACATGCTGTCAGAGTTTGTTCGGCAGTCCGATAAGTATTGCCCCGAGTTCGACCTGTGCTTTCTCGACGAAGCGCAGGATTTAAGTCCGCTACAGTGGGACATCGCTCATATTCTGGATGGTAATTCCAAGCGCATGTACGCCGCAGGAGACGATGACCAAGCCATCTATCGTTGGGCGGGCGCAGACGTCGACCACTTCATCAACCTGCCGGGCGGAAGCGAAACCCTGTCGAAGTCTTATCGGGTTCCGAAGTCTGTTCACAATGTCGCGGAAAGTGTCGTGCGCCGCATCGCGAGACGTTTTCCAAAGCAATACGAGCCTCGTGACGATCTGGGCAATGTGGCGCGGATAACAACTATCAACGCAGTGGACATGGCGCAAGGCTCGTGGCTAATTTTATCGCAGGCCGGTTATCAGCTCCAACCTGTGGCTAACGACCTGAAGTCAAACGGTTATCTCTTCACTTATCGCGGCCATCGGTCCATCAGTGAAAAGATTTCTGATGCAGTAAATGGCTGGGAGCAGTTGCGTAAAGGAAAAGAAGTTTCCGGTGAGACCGCTCGCAAGATTTACGGCTTTATGTCCCTCGGGGAACGCGTGAAGCGCGGCTTTAAAAAGCTGCCGGGGCTAGAGGATCAAGACTTGGTTAACATGCAAGCCTTGACCGTTAACCATGGTTTATTGGCAGACCCCAACATGATCTGGTCAGAAGCCATGGATAAGCTGCCCGAAACAGATCGGGCATACATCACGGCCCTGTTACGCCGTGGTGAGAAGTTCAATGGCATCCCCCGCATCACAGCTTCCACGATCCACGGATCAAAAGGCGGGGAAGCAGATAACGTCGTGCTGTTCACGGACCTTAGTCCAGCGGCAGACGAACAAATGCGCATCAATCCTGATGACATGCACCGTGTGTTCTACGTTGGCGTCACACGGACCAAGCAAAACCTCTACATCGTCGACGCGGAAGACATATCAAGGAGCTATGACCTATGAATTGTTGGCACTGCAAAACAGACCTTATTTGGAACGGCGATCACGATTGTGACGTCGAGAGCTACTCAACGGCTATCGCCGCGGACGAAGGTGAAGACGTAGAGTCAATTCACAACGAATACAACATGGTCACTAACCTGTCCTGTCCCGGATGCGGTTCGATGGTTTTAGTTTATCGCCCAAAGGAGAACGAAAATGACTAAGATGACGTGGGATGAATGGAAAGAACATGAGCGCAAAAAGCGCGAGCAGTACAAAGAGATGGGCGTCACCGACTTTGAGGCATACCGCGCACAAAAGATGTGGGACGACCCCACCGTCAAAGACGAAGACATTCCTGCCGTGAAGTTCGAGTACGACAAAGAACTCGGCGAGTTTGTTCACACAGGCTACGTTAATCAGGTGGAACACTGATGCGGCGCAACGAGGTTATAGATGCCGCAAAAGACCTGATAAACGGCGATAGAGCGGCAGATTATGGTGACGCTTACGATAACCATGGTCGTATCTGCGAAGGCTGGAACATCATCGTCAGAGAGGCGCTCAAGACGCATGGGTATCTTACCCCGTCTCACGTGGCTCTCATGATGGACTGGCTAAAAACCAGCAGACTACTTACCAATATGGATAAATACGACTCATGGGTCGATAAAGTCGGATACTCGGCACTTGGGGCAGAGTTCGTCGCCCTCGATGCACGGTCCGTGGAACAAACAATGGAGTATGCACGTGGCGGGTTTACAAATGGCGATGTTCGCACCGAAAAGTGAGTGGGTTCCCCCGCTCGAATTACCAGACATCACGTCGGCAAAGAAAATTGCAATCGACGTGGAAACAAAAGACTCGAACCTAAAACAGAATGGTCCGGGTTGGCCAACCAAGGACGGATATATTGTCGGCTACGCGGTTGCGGTGGACGGCTGGTCAGGTTACCTGCCAGTCAAACACCTCGGCGGCGGCAATCTCGACGAAAAGATCGTCAACCGGTGGCTCAAAAAGGTTTTCGAATGCCCCGCAGATAAAATCATGCACAACGCCCAGTATGACTTGGGCTGGATTACTGCGTCAGGCTTCGAGGTCAAAGGCCGCATCATCGATACTATGGTGGTGGCATCCCTGTTGGATGAAAACCGGTTCAGCTACAGTCTAAACGCGCTGTGCTACGACCACCTCAACAAAACCAAATCAGAGAAGGCCCTTGTCGAAGCTGCAAGGGAGTTCGGCATCGACCCGAAAGCTGAAATGTGGAAGATGCCAGCCATGTACGTTGGACCTTACGCTGAAGCTGACGCCGTATTGACCCTCGAACTCTGGAATTACTTCTCCGTACAGCTTGGAAAAGAAGACCTTTGGCCTATCGCAAACCTCGAACTTGATCTGCTCCCATGTCTCGTTGACATGACCATGCGCGGTGTCCGTGTCGACACCGACCGGGTAGAGAGAACGCGGGATAACCTGCTCAAACGAGAGAGGGAGGTCCTGAAGCAAATCAAGCACGTCGTTGGCAGCGATGTCGAAATCTGGGCTGCTCAGTCGCTCTCGAAAGCGTTCGACAAAGTCGGCGTCGCATATCCAAAGACCGAAAAAGGCGCACCGTCGTTCACGAAGCTGTTCCTCCAAGAGCATGAACATCCCCTCGCGCAGCTCATCGTCCAAGCAAGGAACCTGAACAAGACATCCGGAACCTTCATCAACTCCATCATGAAACACTGCCACAGTGACGGCAGAATACATGCTCATATCAACCAAATC